AAAAACAATACGGTAATGCTCCGTATCAAGTCCTGACACCTCACTACAGTACCGGATAATAAAATCCAGCTCTGTTTCCGCATTGACCTGTTTTGCTTCCCAGTATTCCTTACCGGACAGATTATTCGCATAGGAAAAACATTTATAATAATCTTCCCACTCAAGCATGTGGTTTCCCGTCTTATCTGTCTTGGTACTGCTTTTCTGTATCGTGATCCTCTCACGCATGAGTTCAATCATCAGAATCTCTCCTTCCTGATCCCAAAGAGCAGATATTTCAGTGTTTCCGTCATTGCCTTATGATCGGCTTCTTCCCTGTGCTCATACAAATAAGCAATGGCATACAGTTCCGCAGTACGGATGAGTGGTTCATGCCGTTTCAGTCCTGCCCGTGTACGTCTTGTCACATTTAAGATAAGGCTGTCGGATGTCTCCATCAGACGGAGGATAAGATCATCCTCGTCTGAAGAATCGACCCTGAGATACCCTTTGGCTTCCTCAAGCGTTACGAACATCCGTCCACCTACTTTCCGGCAGCCTTGATATCAAGTGTCTTGACTGCCTCGGAAAGGATCAGCTTGCCGTCCACGCGCTCGGAAGCAAGGAATCCGACCTGTCCGGTTGTAGCATAAAGCTCATTCAGTCTCTTGAAACTTCTGCCCTGACGGTCAGCGATCCAATAATAACTGTAATCACCAAATGCCATGACACGGCTTCCTGCTGCAAGCTCCGGCACATAAATGGATGTGCGGTATGGGCGGTTGAGGATCCTGTCCGGCTCTCCTTCCCTTACGGACGGCTGCCAGATATAATTTCCGTTTCCATCCTTCAGCTTTCTGATTGCCTTTACGGTCGAATCGTTAAGAAGCCATACTGCCTTGTTACGGTAAGGAGCACGCAGGGAGTAATAAAGATCCATGACATCATCAAATGTAATGGAAGTATTATTGGCAGTAACACCTGTCTCCGCACCGCCTGTGGCATTGAAGATTCCAGTAGGTTTTCCCTTGCCGTCACCGATAAAGAAGGCTTCCTCTTCCTTTGTACCGATTCTTCTTCCGAACTCCCTTGAAATATACTGCTCAATATTGAACACGCTGTCATTTAAGAGTTCATCCGACACCTTGATCATGGTTGCCAGCTTATAGGCACTGATGGATGTCTGACCAAAGCTGTCATCAGATTCAGGGAACTGTCCGCCCTCATCGATCCATGCTGCCTCACCCTTTGATGTGACGATAGGAATCTTGCGGTCACCGCTTGAAGTCTTGATGACGGTTGCAAGATTACGGAAAAATACTTCCTCTTCCAGTGCTTCCACGAGTTTCTTCTCATACTCATCCGGCACGAGATATCCGCCCTCGGAATCCGTACCAATGGAAAGGGCATTCTGTACTTCGTATGACATCTTATTTCTCATACTGTTCCAGAATGCCTTTTTATACTCATCCGTTGCCCTTCCTGTCTTTGCATCACCATCAGTCTTTGCATTCGGCTGATTGGTGATTGGTGTGCTTGTTGCCTTTGCAAGCTCTGCATCGATGGCAGCCTGTCTTTCCAGTCTCTCGATCTCTTTTCCGAGATTTACGACATCCGCTTCCATCTTGTCATAAGTGGCTGCATCCTCTGCGGATACAAATCCTTCCTGTGTTCTCTTGGCATCAAGGAATGCCTTTGCAGCGTCCCAGGCCTTTGCTCTTTTTTCTCTTAACTCTAAAATCTTACTCATCTTGAAATCCTCCTTAATGTGTTAAAAGACTCAGTCTTTTTTCCAACTGGTTAACTGGTATCATGGCATCCGTATGGGATACCTTGGAAAGGAACGATTCATTCATCGCCTTTGTAGAAAACATCATGGAATCCTGCTGGAACGGGAGCTTCTTTTTCTTCTCTTTTTCCCCGTCATCCTTTTTCTCTTCTTCCTCTCCTTCACTGCCTTCCTCCGGTTTTTCTTCCGGTTCATCCGGCTTTTTCTTTTTCTCATCCTCTTCCTCATCGGAATCAAAAAGGATCTTATCTGCAAACCCAAGCTCCACGGCTTTCTTGGCATTGAACCATGTCTCGTCATCCATCATGTGTGAGAGCCTTGCACGGGTAAGCCCGGTCTTGGACTCATAGGCATTTAAGATAGACTCCTTGACTTCATTCAGCATTGCGATTGCCTTCTGCATATCCTTTGCCTCGCCCATTGCCATAGTCGCAGGATTGTGGATCATCATCATTGCCACAGGGGATACACATACCGTATTTCCCGCCATTGCAATAACGGATGCTGCTGAAGCTGCAATGCCGTCGATCTTGACGGTCACACTCCCCTTATAGTCACGGAGCATGTTGTAGATCTGTGCTGCCGCGAACACATCACCGCCGGGAGAATTGATCCATACCGTGATATTTCCGCTTCCGGCATTCAGCTCATCCTTGAAAAGCTGCGGGGTAACTTCATCCCCATACCATGTTTCATCCGAGATCATGCCATTTAAAAAGAGCGTCCTTTCCATATCAGGCACGCTCTCATCTTCATTCTTTATCCAGTTCCAAAACTTCCGCTTCATCGTTTACCTCTCTTTCTGCTGTTTTCCTGTGCCGGGAGTTTTTCTTCTTCCTTCTGCTGTCCGTTGTCCGCTCCCGCAAATGCACCTGCATCCGCAAGTTTGGTCATTGCACCGTTTACAAGGTACAGGTTTCCTCCTTCCTCATCAGGGATAGGGTTCATGTTCTCCATTTCACGGATGTCATTGGCCGAAAACCAGCCGTTCTGTCTTCCGACTGCATAGCCGTTCATCCTCGACTGGTAATCCCCACGGAGAAGTCCGTCCACATTCAGCTTAATGAAATACTTTCCTTTTTCTCCCAGCAGAAGGAGCGATCTCTGGAGTGACTGTTCCCACCGGATCACCCAAGGATCCAGTGTGTATTTTACAAACTCCAAGGACTGCTGCTCTATATTCGAAAAGCTCGACTTATCAAGGTCACCGACCATGTGTGGCGGTATCCTGTAAAGCCTTGCAATTTCATTTATCTGGAATTTCCTTGTCTCAAGAAACTGTGCTTCTTCCGGCGGTATTCCTATCTGCTGGTACTTCATGCCTTCCTCAAGCACTGCGATTTTGTGTGCGTTATTCACACCACGGTACACGGAGTTCCAAGATTCCCTGACCTTGGACGGATCCTTCAGCACTCCCGGATGTTCCAGAACACCGCCCGGATTCGCACCGTTCGCAAAGAAGCTCGCACCGTATTCTTCACAGGCAAGTGTCATGCCGACAGCATTCTTTGCCATCGCAATCGGTGAATAACCGATCAGTCCATCAAATCCGAGTCCCGGAATGTGAAGTACATCCTCAGCTTTCAGCTTGATGTTGCCGTATTCCTTGAACATGGGATTCTCATCACTGTTTCTGGAATACACATAGTAGATATTGCCACGGTCATCCCTCTGTACATCCATCTTGTCTGGAAGCAACGGATACAGACCAAGCACCCTTCCGGCACCATCCCTTATGATCTGTGCATAAGCATTTCCCCATATTAAAAGATGACTCATCAGTGTTTCCCTGAACACAAATGAAGTCATCTCCGGGTTCGGCTCATCATGGAGCAGATAATATAAAGGATGGTCATGCACCAGTTTCTTGCCGCCATCATCCTGATACTCATATACATGAAGCGGTAAGGAAGCGATTGCTTCCGCAAGTATCCTGACACAGGCATATACTGCCGTTGTCTGCATCGCAGTTCTTTCATTTACAGGCTTTCCGCTTGTTGTACGTCCGAACAGGAACGAATATCCGGCATCAGCCGCCTTATCCACAGGCTTATCCCTTGCCTGTCCGAAACCAAATAAACTCTTAATTCCCATGTGACACCTCCTAAAAATTGGTACAAAAAAAGCACCTCGTATG